CATTGTATCTACTGGAGCATTGAATAGTGGTTCTATTACAAGTGGCTTTGGCAATATAGATACTGGGTCATCAACAATAACTACGACTGGTGCAATTAGTGGTGGAACATTAACTGGTACATTGCAGACAGCTTCACAGACAAACATAACAAGTGTTGGTGCATTAAATGCTGGGTCTATTACAAGTGGATTTGGTGCGATAGATAATGGGTCAAGTGCTATTACGACAACAGGAGCAATATCTGGTGGCACACTTACTGGCACACTACAAACTGCATCTCAAACAAATGTTACAAGTGTTGGTACTTTAACTAGCTTTAGAAGCACAGGAATAGATGACAATGCAGATGCTTTAACTATAACTATAGATAGTTCTGAACACGTTGGTATAGGAACAACATCACCATCTGCTCAATTACATTTAGATGAAAGTGATTCTAACTCTTATGCAACTATGAGATTAGAGGGTAATAACAGAGGTGGTCAAATTGATATGTATCAAGGCTCAACTATTGTAAGCCAAATATTCGGTGACCAATCTGGAAATCTTTACTTTGGTTCAAGTGGTGGTTATGGACAAGTAGCTATAGACAGTACAGCATATATGTCAGCTACAAATAAAGCCTTTGGTTTTAGAACATCAACATTCCTTACAACAATGGCTGATGAAAGCACAAAAGATATAGTTACAAATGGTAGTGGTTTAGTAATTATTAGTAGCTACACTTATGGTCGTACTGCTGTTTTCAAACATGATTACATAGGTGGCACAACACTTATAACTGGCGATACACTTTATTATTCAACTGGTAATAATGATGGTAAATATTGCCTTACAAGTGGCTCTAACTCATTTACAGCAACATTAAGAAATAGGTTTGGTGGCAATGCAGATTTCAAAGTTATGTTTATAGGAACTTATCAATAAGGAAAAAGTTATGGCAATAAATAAAATACAAGTTTCAATGATTGAAAATGAAGAATACGAAGGAGCATTGAAAAAAAATGTTACACTAGATATTTTTGATGATGCTATCGAAGGTGGTTATTGTATCACTAAATATTTAGAAATCGTCAAAGATAAAACAGATGATGATTATGTTAAAGATGCCTATGCTTTAATGGCAGACCAAATAACAGAATGGCAAAATTCTAAAAAATCTGTAGGTAAAACATTTAACCCAGATACTGGAAAGATAGAGTAATGCCATACAAAACATTTACAGAAAGTCAGAAGATATGAGCCTAGCAAGAAACTTAAGTAAATTCAAACCATCTAGTAGTGGTCTAGTTGAAACGGCAGATATTGCTGATGATGCTGTAAGCACAGACCAGATAGCAAACAATGCTGTAATAAATACAAGTGGTGCAGTGACAACAACTGGTGCTTTTACTTCTGTTGGTATAGATGACAATGCTGATGCTACGGCTATTACAATTACATCTGATGAAGCAGTAGGAATAGGCAAAAGTTTAACTCCAAATAATTATAGTGGGTATCAATCATTAACTATAGGTGGTTCTGATGCAACTACTGGTGCAACTGTTGATTTAGAAGATAGTAGTGGAAATTTAGAGGGAAGAATTAATGGAACTAATGGGATTGTATATATAGAAGCAGACCCTAATGGTTCAACTGGTGCAAGTAAAATTAGTCTTGAAGTAGATGGTTCTGCAAAAATGACAGTTCTTGATGGTGGAGATGTAAATATTGCTAATGGCAACCTTGTCATAGGAACAAGTGGTAAGGGAATAGATTTTAGTGCTACTGGTGACGGATTTGTTACTGCTGGAAGTGAGGTTTTGACTGATTATGAAAGAGGTGCTTACAATTTATCCTTTAATGGTTTTGTTAATCAAACAGTAAGTCAAGGATACTATGTCAAAGTAGGGCAACTTTGTTATGTCACTACTTTTCTTCATGCTAATGGTTCTCAAAATTCCAGTAATTTTACTTGTAATTTACCTTTTACACCAGCATCACATTCAGCAAGTAACAATAGTGGTTACTACATAGGAAGTATTGGTCCAGTAATGCACTATAGAGTGGATACTGGAAGTGCTGGAATGGTATCGTATGTAACTGCTGGTACGGCTACATTTAGACTTTACGAAGTTAATGCAGATGGTGATTGGGTGTGGATGCAAAATAATGCTTTTACAAGTGAAGACCAAGCATGGATTTCATTTACATACGTTACAGCTACATAAAGAAACAGAATAGGAAAATAATATGACACAAGGTGATTTAACCAAAGAATACGAAAATGATAAAATCGAAGTTGTTTTAAGATGGAATATACAAGTTCGTAAAGCAACAAAGGTAATGGAAGAACAAGAAGATGGTTCTAAGAAAGAACTGTCACGTTCATTTGTTCGTTCTGTATTATTACCATTTAGTTCTAATTGCGATAAAGATGGGAAATGGACACATACACCTACTGACTTGAGTGGTGAAGATGCAGATGTAAAAGCAATAGCTGAAGTTGCTTGGACAGATGATGTTAAGACAGCATACAAAACAAATATAGAAAGTCAGACTGTTTAATGACTAAGATGACTAAGATAGTAGAGGATTGGACTCATGCTATTGATTCTTTCAAAGTTATACCGAGAGCTTTGATACTGCTGTATATGTATCTTACTTATAAAACTGTGTTTTGGTATATGGGTTTGGATTCACCAAGCCTGGAGCAGAGTGGTATGGTATCTGTGTTGACGTCGGCTAATGCTGTGGCAATGGGTTTGTTTATGGGTCGGTCTAGTTGATATGGGTGTTGGTTGTTATTTTACACGGCACGGAGATTAAAGAGAATGTCTACTTCAATGATTTGGATACGTGTCTTGGATATGCAGAAAAAGTTAGGGGTCAAAACACACACCAGCAAACTGCGTTTTCCAAAGTTTATGTTACGACTTACTGCATACCTCAGAAAAAAGGATAATGAAGACCCAAAGTATTTGAAAGGTAAAAAGTAATGTTTAGTGCTATCATAGGTCCAATCAGTTCTCTTGCTGGTACTTGGCTGGAGGGTAGAGTCAGTAAAGCTAAAGCTGAAACAGAAGTTAAAGTAGCAAAGGCCAAAGCCGAAGCAAAAGTTTACGAGACTTCTGCTACATCAGATATGTTGAATGAGCAAGCTCTTACAAATCAGATGGCTGGGAGTTGGAAGGATGAATTTTGGACTATTATTTTTGGTGGTATTCTTGTGGCTTGTTTTGTTCCTTACACTCAACCTTATGTAAAAGAAGGTTTTGATTTCTTAAATGCATCCACACCGTCTTGGTTCTCCACTTGTTTATATATTTGTATTGGAAGCTCATTCGGTTATCGCTTTGGTAAAACTGGATTACAACTTATGAATAAGAAGTAATGGATTTAGTACATATCATTGATGGTTTAATAGCTTTGATTGTGATGGGTGGTGGCTGGTTTCTTGGCAGTCAGGCAAGAGAAGTTAAAAGATTAGATATCTTGCTTAATAAAACAAGAGAAGATTATGCTAAAAGAAATGATGTAACTGTATCCATCAACAGACTAGAAGAAAAGATAGATCGTATCTTGGAGAAAATGAAATGAAACTTACAGAAGAATTTAAAAAAAAATTTCCAACCATAAAAACCATTAAACAAATTAATGATATGAAATATTTTATGCCAGAAGAGTTTTATGAATGGATGGACAAATGCCCTCTACATAAAAATTATATTATGTGTACAGATATAGATGACAATGGTAAGTACACATACACTTTTGATACACCAAAAGGAGATTATCCATATGATAAATTTGATTGATACCATTAAGAAACACGAAGGCTGTCGTCTTGATATGTATAAAGATACTGTCGACGTCTGGACAATCGGATACGGACATAACTTAGAAGAAGGAATTGACCAGGCAACTGCTGATTTTATTCTTGGCAGAGACTTGGAGAAGCACTCTCAAGAGTTGGATAAACATAAACCTTATTGGAGAGAGCTACCTGATCCAGCACAAGTTGTATTATTGTCTATGCAATTCAATATGGGTTGGAATAGATTCTCAAAGTTTGTTAAGTTTTGGACAGCAATCGAAGCTAATGATTGGAAAAGTGCTGCAATTGAGATGGAAGATAGCCGTTGGTGGGATCAAGTAAAATCTCGTGGACCAGAGCTACGACAGTTATTACTGGATATTTGAGGGGTACAATCATACTCGAAGGTATCATTCCACCCCTCTGAGGGTCTTTATATCAAGCCGTTTTTTTAAGATTTTGTAGATTCGCCTAGCACACCAGCATATCCAGCAATATCTACAATACTATCTATATGATTTGGTGTTTCAATTAGTCTTGTTACTTTTAATGCTATCAAAAGTAGACCAGCTTGTTGTGGTGTGATGTGGTAGTCGAGGATTGTGGAGGATAGTTCAGAGAATCTTTGTAGCATTTTCTCTGGTGAACCGTATTGGTTTTCTCTGTCGTCGACTTGCACTTGTGCTTCCTTTAATATTTCTTTTGCTTTCATCTTACAAACTTAAGGTAAAGATAAACATTAATCATTAATGATATCAGTATCGCTAATGGAAACATAACGACAAACAAATAAACATTTAGTTCTTCATATGTCATTCCCATTATAGCTGATACCTCTATCAAAGTAAGAACACACCAATCAAAGATATCATCTATCACAATGATACCCTTCTTTGTGTTGAGATATATTTAGGAAGTCTAACTTTATTAAAGCTAGATTTTCTTTTACGTCTATTGTTCCTATTAAATAAATCTAAACTTTCTTTAGATGAAGCATTGTCATCATAAGATGGGTTGCTTTTTATTACTACAGTTTCTGGTCGATATACTCTTCCGTATTTATCGAACTCTTCTGCTCTTGGATCATCAATAAAACTCATTTGTTTGTACTCCTTTTTTGTTTACCAGTTAGTTTCATTGCTTCTAATAAATTGTCAACATCCACTGGTGTTAAATATTTTACACCACTGAGAGGAATGTACTGTATGTTATACTTTCTTACGTATCTCATTATTCCTAGTTCAGTTATATTGGATTGTTCGGTTTTAGCACACTTGCTCCTGAGTTCAGAAGCAAGTTGCTTTATGGATATAAGGTCTAACATTTCCTTATATCTCTGTGATATGCTAGAAGGGGATTTCATCGCCATCATCCGTGAAAGATTTTTCAATATCTTTAGCAATATCTTCAGGTGATTTTTCTTGAGTAGCTGGTGCTACAGTTTCACCTTCTGTTTGCATCTTATCTGATACAACTGCTTTAAGATATTTAGTACCTTCTTGTTTGTGACCAGATGGAAATTCATTTACCCACATAGCAATACGTCTAGTCTCTCCCAATGGTCCAGAGAAATCAGGTGCGCCTTCACTTGCATCTTCTTTCTTTGCATATATAGAAGAAACCTTTTGATAGAGTTCGTAATACTTTTCGCCCTCTCTAGTTGCACAAGCCATAAGTAAAGTATTCTTATCTTCTCCATTGTTATTTACTTTACCTATTGCTCTTAGCATTTGGTCACCTCTTGGTTTCCAAAGTACACCTTTATCAGTGTCGTCGTATTCATTCATTACTTGAAGTCCTCCTTATTTTTTGGGGTTGTATTTTTGGGTGGATTAACATTGCCGTTTGGAACAATGATACCACTTGCTTTATTGCCGTCGTCATCTACTGATGCGAGAGCAAACAATGCTTGAAGGCTATACCTCTTAGCATATGTTATTGATGAACCTAACTTTTGTGGATCGTGTAAGTTTGGTACGAAACAAGGCACAGATAATTTAAGCTGTGTCTGACTACCAACGTGTGTAGCAGTAGCAGTAATAATAAGATTGCCAGTTTCTGTTACTGTTGATTCAAAGCCATAAAGTATTCCATACTTATTTGCCTGGTCACAAGCTGACATAACTTCTTCTAAACTAGAGTATGTATTCTTGAAGAACGGATTCTTTGAAGTTTTGTTTGCAACAACTTTATCTTTTTGAAACATCCACATTGCTTGTTGAATGTTCTGACTAATAGGCAATACCTTTTTTGGCTGTTGCTTTTTTGTTTGTGATACAGTAGGGTTTTTAATATTCATATTTTATTCCTCCTATGAATGATAAGTT